CCAGCCACGTTAGCTGCTGCAATGTTAGCTGCCGCAGTGTTCAATGTGATCAAGATGTTCATTTGACCAGTACCCACGTTTGGACTGTTTACCAATGTGCAAGTGCCAGTACGTGTACCGTCTGTTACGCGGAACTTGTGTGCACCTTTTTGTGCAAGAATACTACCGATAGTAGACGAGCCACCTGGTAAGTTGACTTGTGCTGTAATTTGTAGACCACCATCACTAGATTTACCACCAACACCACCGTAGTGATAGCCGTTGATCAATGTTGGGCTTACGAAACGATCACCTTCTGGTTGAACGTAATTAACACCAGAAGTTACTGTTGTTTGGGTTGCGATTTTTAATTTTGCCATTTTGTTTCTCCTAATTACGGTGTTCTAGACCGCCACATGACTTTGTGGAACTTAGTAACACTACTAAGTAGAGTATTTAGTGCAGCCAACAAAAAAGCGCCTTGCGGCGCTTTCCTGTTTCCTTCTGTAAACCCAACCGAAGCTGGGGTCCCGAACAGATGATTATTGGAACGACAAGTTGCTGATAGAGATTTCAGAAACGTAGTCACCAGCGTTACCAAGAGATGACGCTGTGTTTGTCAACTCAACATATCCGTAACGAGTCATGAAGCCCACGACTGGTTCGAATGTGTTAGGGTCTAGAACAACACCAGAACTCATCAATGGGATATATGGGCAGTAGAATGCTGGAGCATCAGCTTCTGAAGAACCCTTATAGCCAACCAATACTGGAGTGCTGTCGTTTGCGTATGCGTTTACATAAATGCGCATTGCGCCGTTCAATGTACCGACATACTTTGTGTTTGTTGGAGCTTCGAAAGTTCCTTCTGTTGTACGAGCAAAAGCGCTTGTAGTAGCAGATTGAAGAACTGTCAATGCAGCTGGAGATACGATAGCCCAGTTACCTGCGCCACGACGAGTGCGTTGAGCGATCAAGTTAGCAGAGCGGTTGATCAAAACAGCCAATGCAGCGTGTTCATCACCAACGAATGTTGCTGTACCAGATACAGCAGCTTGGTCGTAAGCGTAGTCAGTAGCAGCCAATGCGCTCAAAGAACCGATGATTTCTTGGTCGATTTCAACAGTGATTTCTTGAGCTAGAGCAGCCATGATTTCAGCTTCGATATCAAGACCGTGCATAGCTTGAGCGTCTTGAGCAGCTTCGAAAGTCCAGCGTGCGCTTAACTTACGAGTCTTAGCTTCAACGACTTGCTTCAAGATTTGAACGTTGATACGGTTACCAGGAACGCCTTCTAGAGATGCAGTAGAACTTGCATAACCAGCTGTAGTACCAGAGTAAGCAGTAGCGATCTTGAATGGAGACAATGCTTCGTCACCAGCTGTAGTACCAGTTGCACCGCCTGTACCAGTTACGTTGTCTGTATAACGGACACGTAGTGTGTGGATTTGCGATACTGGACCTGTCATTGGCTGAACGCCGATGATTTCGTTAGCGATAACAGTTGGCATAACACGACGAATAACTGGAAGAATAACACGGTTAAGTGTTGCTACGTTACCAGCTGTAGTTGCGCCAGCAGTAGCGTTTTCAGCCAAATGCTTGCGTGTGTTTTCCAAAATTACTGCCATGTTGGTTCTTTTAGAACCGTTTAAGCCTTCTAGCAGAGCGTCTTTTGTCTCGCCCCAACGGCTTTCTAATAATGCTTGTGTCATTTTCTTTCCTTTTTCCTTTTAGGGTTAAGTCACTTTAGCCCTGCTAATCTTTTTAATTCAAAAACATTTGCTGTTTCCACAACTTCTTGTTTCTGAACGTGTTTAGCAGATTTATCTCCTGTTACTTCGACTTTGCTTTCTGTCAATGCAACTTTAGCAGTTGCTTTAGCAGGTGCACCGCCGTTTAGTACAGCAGGAAGATACTTATCAAATGCGGACTGTAACTTGTCGGTCTGCACTGATTCAAGAAGTTCACCCATTACAGTGGCCTTCTCTTTGTTCAATGGTTTCAACATTTCAGCAAGTTTTGCCTTGCGATCTGCCGATTCCTTGATAATACGTAATTCTTTTTCTTTTGATTCAACCAAGACTGCCTTCTCATCAGCAACCTTACGTGCTTCGGCGATAACAGCAGTCTGTGTATCAACGATTTGACGTAGTTTAGCGATTTCTGTGTTCTCATTAAGATGAGTAACAGCGAATTCACTAGCAAATGCTTCGAATAGGCGACGTCCAAACATGTTCTCACGAGCGATTTGAATGTCTTCTTTTAGTTGAGTCATTTCAGACTCTAGTTTAGCTGTAACGGATTCTTTAACCATTGCTGCGCTACGTGCAACAAATGCAGATTGAAGTTCTGCAAGTTTTGCTTTAGCACCAGCGACAAGCTGCACTTTGGTTTCAACCACTGCACGTTTGTCAGCTTCAAATTCTTGAATTTCTTCAGCCAGAGCTTTGATAACAAACTGTTCAAGTTTAGCAATGCTATTCTCGTATTGTTTGCGATCTGCACGAAGTTCTTGGATTTCTTCTGCTAGTTTAGTAACTAGGAAGTTATCGAACTTCTCAGTAGCTTCAACCATACGAGAGTTAAATCTCGCACGATCTTCTGCCAACTTTTGTGTCTCTGATTGGAATTCGCCAATCTCAGCAGTTAAAGATTCTGTCACCATTTTGTCCAGAGCCTCAACCATAACTTGTTTGTCGTGTTGGTAACGTTGAGAGAATTCTTCACGCAATTCTGCACGAACTTGCTCACGAGCTTCGTTGATACGACTCTCGAATGCTTCGTAAATTGCCTTTTGAGTACCCTCATTAATGATACCAGACTCCAACAATGGTTTGATAGCGTCTAACATTGGTTCCATACTCCTTTAGATTTTAAGGTCTTTGATAAGGCGTTTAATGCCTTGTTCAACGTACTTCTGTACTTTTTGATCCTGAGATGCTTCACGAGCCACCTCAAGTAACTGTGCGCCACCGCGCATGTTCATCAAACCTTCGTAAATTGCTTTAGGATAGGCATGAGGAGCGCTCGGTTGTGCAACAATGTCCACAGTAATGATTTCAAAATCACTCACATGGCCACTGCTTTCGTTAACATTGCCGCTACCACGACTGCTAACACCTAACTTAACACCGCTAGTCAACATTGCCTCAACAATCTTGCCCATCGGAGTTGGTAAAATTTTTAATTGTCCGTAACCACAGGGTCCGTCCATCCACATGTTTTCAATCATGTGTGTGACACGATCTAAGTTAATCTTCAAATCATCAGGGTGATCCAATTCGCCTAGAACTGAATAACCACCCTTGATTTGTTCATTGATAGTGTTAACGGCTTTAGAGATTTCCTGAACAGGATAAACACGTTGGTTAGCGTTCTTCACGCCTCCCTCGATGAATATCCCCTTCATTTTCAGAGTCTTACCTTTACCATCGCTGGTATCTTCCTCCAAAATTTGGATGCCAGCGTGATTAAAAGTCAGAGTCTCTTTTAGGTACAAAGCCATTTTCGTTTCCTAATTACTTACGGCCAGTGTTCTGTACTTGTACAGACTTCTTAGAAACAGCTACAGACCCGTCAGTTGTAGAACCTTCTGGCTTCTTTGGAGTTTCTTTTGTTTTGAATGCTGTCTTACCAGCATTTGCGCCAGGTTGATTTTGGAACTTCTCGTTAGAGAATGTTGTCTCACCCTTGCTATAAATGTTGCTTGGCTTTTTGAACTGCTTACCGTCTGGGTTTTCGTTAGAACCGCCCTTAACGATGTTGCTGCTTTCGCCGCCGAAGTCAGGACCTTTAGACAAACCAACAGACTTGCTGTTTACTGTAGGAGCGTCACCGCCTGTACCAACAGTCTTGCCTTCACCAGTTGCTGGCTCTTGCTTGTAGATTTCGCCGATCTTGTCAACGTATTCTTTCATGATTTCAGCTTCTGTCTTGCGAACGATAGATTCTGTCTTACCAGAACCGCTCTTGCCGCTGCCAGACTTACCAGAACCAGCTACGCCAGAACCAGACATGCCTGAACCAGACTTACCAGAACCTGCGAAAGGATTCTTACCTTCGGCAAATGCTTCTTCGCCGCCTTCTTCACCAGAAGTTTCTTCTTCGCCGCCGTCCATGTCAAAGTCGCTTGCGCCTTCATCATCGCCGCCCATGTCGTCACCACCGAAGTCGTCACCACCCATGTCATCGCCACCTTCTTCACCACCCAACATAGCTTGCAAATCAGCTAATTGAGCTTGTAGGTCGTCAAGTTTAGATGCGATCTCGCCATCTTGTCCTTCTTCTTCGCCGCCGAATTCTTCTTCGCCGCCGAATGTTTCTTCGTCATCAGCGCCGAAATCATCGTCGCCGCCTAATTCAATTTCACCGCCTTCAAGGTCGTCTTCGCCAAGACCCATGTCTTGAGCTTGTTCGTTTTGGTCGGTAATGTCTGAAACGAAACCTTGAGCTTGATTTCCACCAAGTTCTTCGTCCATTAGACTTTCGTAAATTTCACGAGACTTTGCTACCACGATATCGTGGAACAATGCCTTCGCTGTTGCTTCGTCTTCATTAAGAATGCTCTCAATGAGTTGTTCGTATTTGTTCATTTAAGGAACTCCTTTTGTTTGGCTTTGTATAATTTATTTAGATAACTACGCAGATTTAGCTGTTTTATGCGTGTTTTTTCGCGGTTTTTCCGGAATAATTAGATTCCGCCCATGCCCGCAGCAGGTTCAGCACTTGCACCGTACTGACTCTGGATATCTTTCATCTTGGTCTCGAATTCAAACTTACGCACATCATTTGCCATACGTAGACGGTTCAGGTGTGCAAAAGTCAAGCGACTCTTACGAAGATCGCCCAACTTCATGACGCTATTATCATCCTTTTCGGATTGATAACCTGGCTTTGCTGGCTCAGGGCTTTCAAATAAGTCAGATATAAACATAGTC